TCCGTTTTGTAAAATAGCCATAGCCACTCATAACACCGAATAAAATAGCCGCACCCATAAAGGCCGACACAATCGACCCCATGGTAAACACAGCGAAGATCATGGCAAAGCTCAATCCCATGAGTGCCGCAAATCCGTGTAAGCATAACTGTGCTACACCTTTACTGGGGTTGTTGCCTAACACATAACTGATACCAAAGATTGCCGCAAGTGGAGCAAAGATCACAATCCACTTTAGTACACCTGTAAAAAAGAACGCCAGCAACTCTGGGCTTGTGCCCACAAAGTAACTGATCACCATGGACACAATCACAGCAAGACTCATGTGTCCATAAACACGGCCCATTGCACTATTGATTTCTTCTGCTGAACGATAATTTATAATACCGCCATCTGTATAATTTGCACCAAACATATTATTCTCCTTTAAATAAATTGCGCCAACTCAGGCGACTTCCAACCCACGGGTTTCAACACTTTACCATCCTCACGCTTACGCACCTTGCCAGTGTCGTGATCAACTTTGGCAAAGTTAGTTCGCATAACTTCTTTCCATGCACCCTCTGCATCAAATCCTGCACTGTGGATTGCTCCAATAGTAACAACCAAAATATCAATTAATGCATCCAATTGTTCTACCCGATCATCTGACAGTGTGGCTTCCAACAATTCTTGATGTTCTTCATCGATCAACTTGATATACATGTTGTATTGCAGTTCGTTAAACTTGTCAACTGTTTGGTCGCAAGCCTTCATAAACTTTTCTTGATCTCTAAACGGGTTTGTCATTATGCCATCCTATCCACATGTTGTCCCGGGCGATTCATCCGGCGATTCATTTCAACTCTTGCTTGTTCGTTGGCTTTGATATTTGCTTGTACACGTCGTTCTTCTAAACGAAGTTCTTCGTGCCGCCTATCCAACTTTTTAACCTCAGTCTGTCGATACGCCTCTGCATTTTGTGCAGTGACTCTACTAACGTCTGTCATAGTTTTTCTCCTATTTCAAAGCCCCTGAACCGTAAGAACCTTGGAAACCGCAAACTGTATGTGCCGTCTTGGTTTTGGGTAACGGCATCTGCTCGCACTTCCACGATCTGACCAAGTATGGAATCACGTGCAGTCCAATAACTATCGCGATCACTATCGCTAAAACCACTGCCAACGTTGACTTGAATAGTTTTTCCATCGTCGGCTCCTTGGCATACAATCGCTCCAAGCCTGCCATTGTTTCTTCCTGTTCCTTCTTCGACATCTGTTACCTCCAAACTTACTTCAATAAAAGGCTTCAACTTCAGCCATGCCACACTGCGTTTGCATTCGTAAGGTGCTGTGGGATCTTTAATCATAATACCTTCGTACCCACCAGCCACTGCTTGTGCGTTAATTTCTTTATAACGTACCTGTCCGTCTGATGTGTCCAAATCAACCAGTTCATGTCCAACAACTGTGACATTGGGCAACATATCTTTATATGTTTTATGCCAGTGGTATATCATATCACTGCGAGCAGATTGATCTTTGTCCCAAAAGCCCGTTTCAAAATCTGCTAATGGTATTACATCAAACAAATTAAGAACAGCATCTCCTGCTTCCACATTGTCTTTACGGTGTACCTGTTTCATTAAATCTTGAAAACTGCTGGACATAATTTCGCCATCCAGCACCACATCTATATTTTTATCAGTGCCATGTGTCTTGACCACATTACTGAGCTGTTCTACAATGTGAGGAAAGTTTGCAAGCTCTTTACCATTGCGACTAAACATATCCACGCGACCGTCACTGCGTACAATAGTGATAACACGAACCCCATCAAGTTTAACTTCGATAAGTTTCTTCCCTGCGACCTTGCTTTCATGGTTAGCACTATCGTGAGCAAGCTGACAACCAAAAACAGGAATAGCATAATCAGCATATTTTTTCTCCACTACTTTGTTAATTGTTTTTTCGCTCACCCCACAGCGCAAGTCTTTGATCAAAATACGACGATACCAGCCATTCCATTCTTTTTTGGTAGCTGACTTCATCATGGCTTGAATCATGTCACGTGCTGTATTGCCGGTGACGTTGCGAGTAACAAAACCAGTAAGAGCGAGAGTAAAACTATCCCAAGGTAGCCCAGCGCCATCTTCATCTTTTTTCTCCGGTATTTGTTTGAGTCCAAAAGTAATCATGGGATCAAGAGCAAGGCGGCAACCTTCGAAAAACTCATCACACTTTTCTTGTGCAATGACTTCGATAATGCCTTCTTTATCTAAACGTGAATTATGGGTTTCTAAATTCCAAATATGACTGGCACAAACGCTCATTTTGACTCCGATGATTAACTGTATAAGTTTATATTATACAGTGTAATTATCAGTATGTCAAGTGGTTTGTGGTCTTAAATGGTTTGCCAAGGTAGGCGTTTTCCAATTGAGTCATAATCTTATGTTTCATTTGGTTAACTTTTGGATGAGCATGATCGTACTCAAATGCTTTCATAAAACGTCCCCAACTATTTGGGCGTACTCTTTTTGGTACAGGGCTGTCTAAATATGTTTTAATAGCTCGAGTATCAAAACCAAATTTGTCAATCATGTCTTGTGCAAGGTTGAAACTGTGTGCGCCCATTTCATCACGATGCCCATAGTACTCTTGTTCACGGCGATCTCTGGCATAGTATGCGGTGCTTTCATATCCAGGAATATCTTTGAAATTTCTAGCACGATATTGCCGTGTATGTATAACTTCATGTAGCACTGTGTCAGCAAACAGTCGGCAAATACGTTCCCAGCGATATAGGCTAGTTTTCATTGTGTTGGCAGTGGTAGGAAATGCCAGTTCAATTTCAATAAAACGCTTGTGGCCAGCAACATCAAAATAGCTGTGATAAGCGCCACCGATCCAAATCTCGCCTGATTTAACAGGCTTGTGTCTGTTGCTGGTTACTTTGAGTGGCAGGTGAGCTTTAATATGCTTACTCATTAGTCGGGTAATTTCACCAATGGGTAAGCGTCTATCTACAATTTCAGATTTGAGTTCGTAAAGTGTTGAATACAACGTGTTTCGATCCAACGCAGACCAATTAAACGCTTTGCGGGTCATGGTACACTCCTAGTAAGTATATTTATATTATACCAGGGTGTACCATTATATACGCACTTTATGGGCGTTTTGTTATGATTTCGTCAATCAAACCGTATTCTAGGGCCTCTTGCGCACTCATAAATTTATCACGCTCCATATCGTGTCTAAACTGTTCGTAAGTTTTGCCCTTTGAATTATGGTTAACGTAGACCTGCGTCAAATTCTTCTTCATTTTGAGAATTTCTTCAACTTGGATTTCCATGTCCGTGGCCTGACCACCTGCACCACCTGAGGGCTGGTGAATCATGTGCCTTGCACTAGGTAGCATTTTACGCTTACCAGCCGCGCCAGCTGTGGCCAGCAGACTTCCCATACTACAGGCTTGACCCATAACAACTGTGGAAATGTCAGGCTTAATGAATTGCATAGTATCGTAAATAGCCATGCCTGCTGTAACCATACCACCAGGACTATTAATGAACATGGTAATGTCTTCGTTGCCTTGACTCTCCAAAAACAGTAGCTGAGCCACTAGCAAACTAGCAGAGTGCTCGGTTACATCAGTATCTAACATAACAATACGATCTTTAAGAAGACGACTGTAAATGTCGTAACTGCGTTCACCGCGAGCTTCTTGCTCAATAACCATTGGTACTAAATTTGGCATTAATTTTCCTTTTGTTTTTCTTTATTTTTTGATTCTACTTTTTCAATCGGTGGAGGAAAATAAGGATCTATTACGTAATGATTGGCACTCCACCAACCAAAGGCAGTAATAAATCCGTATAAGAATACTTCAAGTATCATTGTTTTCCTCCGGAAGTTGATCTCTAAATACTTGCAACTGTTGAATCAAATCTTGGATACCTTTTCGATTCATTGTTAGTGTAGTATATCCTATTTTAATACTGATGCGACTATCGCTGGTTACACCAATACTATAATAAGTTTCTGATTCTTGCTCAGGAGTTTCAATATACGGAACCTTATCCGGGAACATTGGTACTACATTTTTATAGTCGGACGTCTTAAACCAATTAAACATGTTATTTTCCGTTCGTTTGTACTGTAGGGGTTATAACACCATTAATAACCAAAGTCTAATCATTGTAATTCTTTAAATGCTTCAGTTGCTCGACCAGCGGCAATTTCACGTTGCTTGGCGGCTTCCTTAGCTTTACGTAGAATATTTGCATCGCCTGTTGGCAATGCTACCAATACGTAAGTACGGAAACGTGGGCCTTCTGCAATATGTTTGATTTCTTTAACCTCAACACCAGTCAGGTCAACACTCTTACATGATGTACGCAGGGCCATTTCACTGAACTCAGTGCTGGTTGCTTCGCTGTCTGTGCGATAGATTTTAGTTTGCTGACTTGCAGTTCCGCCAGCCGCCATACAGATTTTACCGTAGGCGTCTGCCTTGGCTTTGTGATCAGCCATACTCCAATCTGCACTGACACTAGTGCCTGCTTCAAAAACGGCGCTGTTGCTGATAGGAGGCTCTTTAAACCACTTGGGTGCTTTGTCAATGGCTTTTTCAACATAGCGTTCTTGACGCTCACGTTCGTTGTCTGCACGTTTTTGATAAACGTCAGTAGTACCGCAAGCAGTCAATGCGGCCACGATTGGCAATACAATAAAAATATTTTTCATTTCATTTTTTCCTTAGTCCATTCGGCGGATGACGAAATGTCTTTACCTATACCCGAAACGGTTGAACATGCGGCTAGTGTACTAGCCAAAATTAGTGCTACAAAAATCTTCATTTTGCCATCTCCTGACTGTGTGTTTTAACTGTGTCTACGCCTCTATCAAGCATACGAGCAATGCCGGAAAATCCAACAGTTGCCAATATCAATCCAAAGACTGTGCCTAAAATAAATGCCTTCATAATGTTTGCCTTCTATGTTTGTTGAACATGTTAGTATTATAGCGCACTCATAGTCAAATGTCAAAGCATTTGGTTACCATCTATCCACCACAGTCCAATTATTGCCAATTTGATCATTTTGGCAAATAACGCCGTTGTAGATTTCCTGATTGCCTTTGAATGTGTAGCGTTCGGTAAACATTCTGCAAGTTTGGTTCTTGTGAGTAAAATAGTTTTCGATTTTGCTTTTGCCTGCTTCGCTCTCCAAAATCTTATCACCAATCCTAAGTTTGACTGGTTCAAAACCTTTTGATAACCGTTCTGTATTGGCATCGCCTTCCCTGCAAACTGTTATGGCTTCAGTGGTAAATTTTCCACCAATACTGGCCAACAGTTTTTCTTTGGCATAGCGAATGGCGTCTCTGCACAATGCAGTTTCTTTGGTCCATCTATCCGCTTGTGTTTCTTCAACGGTGTGCCATTGACTGTTTACGTTCAATTTAAATTGAACTGTACACTTGCCTGGCACAATAGTTTGTTTGAGATCGGTAACTTCGCCCACAATATTTTGTCCGTTAAGTACACTTGCGGATCTAACATTGCAATTGGCAACCGCAATTTGGCTAGTAGCCAATAACACCAATAAAATTGATTGTTTAATCATTTTTCGCATCCAAAATAGAACCAC